AACATACATTATGTCACCAGTATATGGTTCAAACTCTGGTTGAGTTAATTTAACAACTGTTCTGTTTACACCAGAATTTGCACCAATTAATGTGCCACCAACTGATATTGTTCCTCTTACTTTGGTCAATCTAACTTCATTTGCTGATTGGGAGTTCACAAAACCATAAAAATAAGCATCACTAGACGAAACTCCTTGGTATACAAACTCGTTTAACTCAAAATCTGTACCAGCAATTAAGGTTATATTTGTGGTTTGTGAAATGACCGTGTTAGCATTCGAACTAATGACCGGTGAAGTATTACCATATTTATACGGATCCCTTAGAAGTCCGTATTGTCTAAACGAGGTATTCGTTGAAATTAGTCCATTTTCTGTTGAATCAACTGAGCCAATCCTTTCGAGCACCATTACATTTATTGCATCCAATTCTTTTGCTGGATTGAATCCATGGCCAAATTTTGGAGATAATATAACACGAGCATTTGCACCTGTTCCTGAGCCATAAACTATTGCATTAGCAAAAGAGTACCTTTCGCCAGTTACATCAACGGTAATTTTTGAAATGGATCTATTCACAATGTTTGCACTAGCTTCAAGACCTGATCCATCGCCTTCAATATATATTCTACTTAAAAATGTTAAACTATTTGCAGTTGTTCCGCCACCATTAGCATTTGTTGCGGTGTTTATTGTAATGGTACTTGTAACAGGATTAACCGAAGATACAAATGTTCCGTTTGTAATTCCTGTTCCTGTTACTATCATATTAGCAGCAACATTTGTGGTATTTGCAAGAGTAATAGTGGTTACATTTGCTCCAAATGCTGTTGCATTAATTGTTGGATGTGCATAACCTGTACCTCCGTTTGTAACTACAATTGTAGTTATTTCTCCATCAATTGGGCTTGTTGCACTTACACTATAATCTAATTTATTTGTGGATATTGGTGCTGGAATCCAATCTGTGCTTAAAAAACGATTTGAAGGTTTAACATTATACAGGTACTTCCAAATAAAACCATCTGCCGTAAATATTGTTCCATTGGCAGTAGAATAATCTCCAGTTGGTTCTATTGTAGAAATAGAATTTGAATTATTTGATAAGCACTTATATAAATTTCTTTCAGATGATAAAATATACATTGGTTGACTATTGCCACTAACACCAGAATCAGCTGTTAATAGTGTATCAATTGCAATTTTATCATCAAATTGTTTGTATCTTTTTCCTGCTGACCAATTAACTCTAGGAATAACCAATTCAACGTCATTACCTGTGATTTTTTTGGCTGCAAACATATTATCCCACACAGATTTTTCATCTGACACAGAATCAACTATGGAATCAGGAGAAGATTCATTTGCATAAGGAATATGATTACCAATAAAAATATAACCAACAGTAGCTGGTTCTGGTTCAAAAAATGATTCTTTGAACTGCTCTGCGTTATTAAATGAAAGTTTTTTAGAAGTGTAAAAAGATGGCATAGTATTTTTTTATTTATTATGTGCTGTAAGCTAAATAGATGTTTGCTGTGTTAGCGACATTAATTTCACCAACCATTGCTCCTGTATGAATAGAACAACGGTACTTATAATTTCCCACAGAATTGTGTGGTATTCTCCAAAACAATGTGCCATTTACCTGACCTTGGGCTGCACTTCCATATAACAGAGTTCCTGTAGGTGATACATGAACAAGTCCTGTATCAAAGTTTGCTGTATTGTTTCCTAAACGAATTTGAAATGGATGACCAGTAACATTCAATTTAAACCCTAAAGTTGTGGCACTAAATGCAGATATATTAGGATTATTTAACGAATCATATTGAGAAAATATATAAGCGCTTGAACCAGAATTAGTTACTTCTAGTATTGTTGTAGCACCAAAAGACAAAGCTAAATTTGAAGAAACATTGGCTGCATCAAAACCAGAGTTTGCATGAATAAAAGCACTATTTGCATATATGCTGGCAGAAGCATTTGTAGCATTATTAGCAACAGCAAATGCCGAATTAGCGTAACTAGCAGATGAGTTTGCTACATTACTTGGTGTGTTTGCCACGATGAATGCTGAATTGGCATGAATAAAGGCACTATTAGCATATGAGCCAGCTGAAGCTGCACCAACAGCACTATTAGCGGCAGAAAAGGCACTATTAGCATAAGACGATGTTGCATTAGCAGATTCAAAAGCACTATTAGCATATGAACTGGCAGCAGCTGCACCTGAAGCACTATTAGCGGCAGTAAAAGCGGAGTTTGCATGAACAAAAGCACTATTAGCATATGAACTGGCAGCAGCTGCACCACCAGCACTATTAGCAGCTAAAAATGCTCCGTTAGCGTAACTAGCAGCTGAATTGGCAACATGACTTGGAGTGTTAGCGGATAAAAAACCACTATTAGCGTAACTAGCAGCTGAATTGGCAACATGATTTGGAGTGTTAGCTGTTAAGAAAGCAGAATTAGCATATGCACCTACAGTTATTGTGGTGTTTGCAACGGCAAATCCACTATTCGCATAACTAGCGGCACTATTAGCTACATGAGTTGGAGTGTTAGCGGATAAGAAAGCAGAATTAGCATAAGATGAGGCTGAAGTTACTGTATTAGCAACAGAAAAAGCTGCATTTGCATATGTGCCAGCCACAGTACCACTAGCAATGTTAGCAGTTGCAAATGCTGAGTTAGCATATGAACCAGCGCTATTTGCAGAGCGGTCTGTAAGAACAGACAATGACATTTTCTTCGTTGTTGCTGTTCCACCTTCTAAATCAACAACTAAGAATATTGTATTTTGTGTATTGGCAGATGGAGCAGATAAAAAATTTAATGAACTTATGGTTGTTTTATTACTAATTGCCGTATTGGCAGTATTGGCTGTTGCAAAGGCACCGTTGGCATAACTATCGGCCGAATTAGCCGTATAACTTGGAGTGTTAGCGATAAGGAATGCTGAGTTAGAGTAACTAGCTGCCGAGTTGGCAATTATAAGTCCGGAGTTGGCATATGATGCTGTAGCAATTGCTGTGTTAGCAATTGTAAACCCAGCGTTAGCATATGACCCAGCAGATGCACCAGCGGTATTTGCAACTCCAAAGGCACTATTAGCGTAAAGTGCAGCCGAATTAGCAACATAATTTGGAGTGTTAGCAGTTAAAAATGCTGAGTTAGCGTAACTAGCAGATGAGTTTGCTACATTGCTTGGTGTGTTAGCAGTTAAAAATGCTGAATTGGCGTGGTCAAAAGCACTATTAGCATATGTGTTTACTGACATTTTTTTGTGTTTCCTGTTATAATGTTATTATTTCATTAAGCTCTGTAGCAAGAGGTAAATCATTTTCTGTAAAGACCACTAACGGTTCAACCTCACTTAAAATAACCATTTCTTGCAAATTAGCTGTTTGAGAAAACGCAGGTGAAACCAGTATTGAAGTATTACTTAAAATACTACTGATAAATCTAATTTCTGTATTAACAGCAACTTTGGTGCCTACGGAAATGAGGCCTAAAGACTGAGCAGCAAAGAACTTGGTATTTATACCAGTTATATGGATACTACTATTCACATTGACCAATCCAGAGATGGTATCAACAACTGTAATATTACTACGGACAGTATTGTTGGCTGCGATTACCTCATTAATATTATAATCTGCGTATTCAACAAAACCAGCTGGATGAACTAAAGATTTAAATATGTCTTTAAATTTACTAAATTCAACCTGTGAAGAAAGAACATAAGAATAATCAATATAGTATTCTTGGCCTTGAATTACTTTTTCTGAAGTTGATAATAAAGAATCAGATGTTGTAAAACGACCAGGAAATGTAGTAAAACTTTCTTCAACTACAGCGTTGGCCAAAGCTGTTCTATTACCAGATTGAGATAAATCTATTTGTGGAGGAAATTGATATCCAGAACCAGAATCGGTAATACGAATCTTTAATATTGCACCAAGATTTTGGTCAGCTGTTCCAAATAAATTTTCTCCATCACCCATTAGTGCTACCATTGAAAGATTAGCACCAGATCCTGTTGTGGATAATACAGTTATTGTTGGTAATTTTGATTGATTAAAATTTTGTCCACCAATTGGATGGTCGCCATACTTACCAATTTTTTTATTGGTTGTAGCAGTATTGAAATTAACATTAACATTCAATGATGTATTAGATGAAATGGTGTTAATATATCGAGATTCATTATTAACCATAATACGGTCACCAACTCGCAAATCATCTTCAAATACAGTATTGGTTCCAATAACTGTTACGTTAGTTGTTCCAAATGTGTTTGCTGTACCACGAATTCTTGATGGTTGCAACTCTACTTTAGTAATTGCACCTGTTGATGATATGCTGGTTACAGCTGCAGCTGCACCAACACCAAAAGACATTGGTGGACTTGAAAATGTTAATTCATCACCAATCTGATAAGCCAAACCTCCATCATTAATTTTAATTCTACCTAATGAACGTGTGCTTAAAACTTGATGTGTTGTACCGTTAGCTTGAAATGGTGCTGATTCAGCATCTAGTGTTGGAACAGAAGCAAATGTGGCATTAGCAAATAAAATTGCAACATTAGTGATTGCACCAATACTTGTGACATTTTCAAAAGTTAAAGCATCAACAATTTTTGAAGTAACATTTTCAGTAACAATTGAAGCGTTAAATCCATAGTTAGCAGCATTAATTGCAATGCTTCCATAGTCTGCAATTCTATCTGTGTTTACAACAAATGTATTGGCAGTATTTGCACCAGAAACATCTGCACCATCAATCGCTAATGATAATGAACCACTTCCTGTTCCAATTACATAAACATTTGAACCAATTTTAAATCCTGCACCGCCAGCTAAAACTTGAATTTGATTGATGAATCCAGAAAATACGTCAGAAACAATGGCTTGAGCATCTCGTGTTGCTTCACCTCCACTAATAATTACTGGATCACCAACATTATAACTTGCACCACCATTTATAACAAAAATGGTACGAAGAATGGACAATCCATGAACTCTAATTGTAATAAGAGTATCGTCAACAGGATCAATGATTGTTAGTAAAGCTGTTTCGCCATTATCAAAAGATCCAAGTAAAGTTTTTGTATTAATATACAATTCGTATGCAACAGCAGAGCTAATTGTTTTTTGACCAACTCTTTCAATTAAAGCTGTTGCACCAGATGTTTCACCTGTTATTTTCCTATTGGTTAATAAATTAAAATTAAAATCACTATACAAAACTTCAATTGTAGCATTGTTTGCTGGTGCAGTATTAAATATTAACTTTCTACTTTCTCTACGAATATTAAAACCGGATGTTTGCAATACATTATTAACATATACAGAAATTTCATTAGATGAAACAACTTGTGCTAATTTAAATGTTGTTTTTACACCATTTCCTGTGTAAACACTATAAGCACCTTGTTCAACTCTAAAAGCATTTTCAATTAACCATTTGCCATCAGAAGCTCGTAAAACATTATTGCTTGGTTTAACAACCTCAACTTCTTCATTAAATAAAAGGCGAAATAAAAGTTTGAATGAGGCTTCACTACCTTTTGATAAGTATAATGGTAAAAGATGTTTAATTAAAAATGATTTATCTACTTCCACATTACGAGGAATTAAATTAGCATATGTGTTGAAAAAGTTTTCTTCAAACGATGCAATAGAAAAATCAACATCTGAAATAAAACGCAGGTCTTTTGATTTAGTGGTTAAATCGTTCTTTTTTGTGCCTTGTTTATTTTCTAAAAACTCATAATATGCTTCTAAAAAAGCAATGAAGTTAGGATGTTCTTCACGAACAAACTCTGGTACCTGACGGTTTATTAGTAACGATGTTTTTTGGTCAACCATTATGAATTACTTTTTTTCTAATATAGTTGAAATTGCAATTGGATCACTTTCATCAATAGTGAGAATGTTACCTCTTTTTGACTCAATAATTCCTTTTTCGGCTTCAATTGTTAAACGAACTAATCCGTCATCAGAATCAACAGAAAGAAAGCGAATGTTATTAATTATTACTTCTCCTGTATCATAGTTTATAGACCCAGCGTTTGAGTTAATAATTTGGCGTTGTGCTAAACTATCAAAGTAAACTGTTCTAAGTGTTCCAACTTTACCATCAATAACAACAACGGCTTCTGCACCAAATCCATTGCCACCAGTAATAGAAATTGTAGCACGAGTATAATCGGTACCACGATTTGTAATGTTAATACTTTGAATTTTTCCATTGACAATAACTGCTTCAGCAGTTGCATTTGATCCATCACCAGTAATTGTAATTGTTGGTGCGGTTGTAAATCCTGCTCCAGGATTAATTACCTGAATTGATGATATACCAGTAAATGACTGTGTAGCTTCTTCAAATTGAGCTGCTCTTACTACTCCTGTTACATCAAATACTGTAAACTGAGTTGATGTAAGTTTATCTATCAATGTTCCACGATGAATTGGAACATCGTATTGTACCGTATAACTTGCAGATTCATTTAGTTTAGGTTTAAACCGGCGCTGAACACGAACAATAGTTTCAGAACCAATAATTGCTTCTCCATTAGTTGAATCAATAGCATCTTGTAATTTAGAAAGCACAAGTGTGCCTGCAAATTTGTTTAAATTGGTATCACGAAAATCTAAAATTGCTTGACGAATATTGTTTCTAATTGTACCTTCATCTAAAGATGTTTTCTTTGGATCATATTGAACTATACTTTCAACAATTAAATATAAGAATTCCGGATCACGAATCTCTGCATTTACAGATACGATTGCTTTTGGATTAATAATTTCATCAATGATTCTTTGTTTTTCTGTTTCAGAAATAAAATAATTAGTTTTTGGTTTTAATGCAATGTAAACTTTGCCAAAAACCTTTGGTGTTTCATCTTCACCACCCCAAACAGATAATGAATCTATACTTGGATATTTACTTTTAATGTAGGATTCATAATCAGATGTTGTTACTAATCTGTTTTGTGTTGCATATTGAGCTGCAGCAGAATATTTAATTGAATCAACTGTTTCACGAGTTGCACCACCAGATGCTACGTCAACAACATCAATAACAATATCAGAATAAGCACCAATTGGAGCTGCAGCAACAAAACCGTCCGTTTGATTGGCAGCGACACCATTGGTAACCAAATATGTTACTGTAACAACTGCTCCATCGTTAAGTTTTTTGCCAACCACTCCATCGCCAAAATAAATCTCATAGTTTCCATTTTTACTTTCTTGTAAAAAATAAGCCTCAGATGTTGAAGTAATATTCAATATATCCGTTACTTGATTATAGACTTGTGTTGATGTGTTTCCAACATTTGGTGATACTGATACAGAAATTGTTGTAGTGTCAATATTGTTATCAGGCAATACAAACACCGATTTTGGATTAGAATTCTCGGTATAGTTAAAAACATAACTTACCAATGAACCTTCATAAAGTTCCAAATTTTCAAAGAAAAAAGAAGTGTTAGATTTGGTTACTGTGGTTTCTTCTAATACAACGAAATTATAAGAAAGGTTATCAATTAAATTCGAGCTAAATGTAAACCCTTTTGGAATAGTCAATGTTTCAGGTGTTGTTGTTCCACTATTCACAGTTACATCAACAATAGCTCGTGGTGCAGTAACGGAGAAAGGAATATAACCTAAAGTTTTGGCATGAGAAACAACCGATTCTCTTAGTAAAGCAGTATCTAAAAATGCTTCATTGGCCACCATGTTCAAATAGTATGAATTGTAGTGGGTATTGTAGGCAAGAATATCTAAAAGAATATTTAAACCAGCACCTTCAAAATTATAATCTTGAAATTGAGATTGTTGTTTTAAATATGCTTTTAGGTTTGTCTTGATTTGGTCAAAATCAAGGTCAGAGATTTGTAAACGAGCGTTAGCCATTTCTATCTAGTCCGTTCTAGGAAAAAATTAATTGTGATTGGGTCAGTTCTATTGATAACAAAAAATTCCATTTCTACTTTAAACCCATTTTTTTCAAAATCTGCAATAGCATTAATTCTTGAAACTCTAGCTCTAGGTTCATAGTTTGATATTGTTTGTTCTATTTCTCTTTCTATGGAAGAGGCAGTAATTGTATCCATATTTTCAAACAAAAGTCGGCGAATATTGCTACCAATGTCTGGTTGAAATGGCCTTTCATAATGATTAGTTAACACTAAATTTTTTATAGAATTGATGACCGCCATATCACCAACATGGCGGTTTATGTCTTTTTTAACTGGATGAATAGTGAAATTTAAGTCTAAATCACTATACTCCCGAGCGATATTTGTGGTTACGGTTGCCATATCTTATTTATCCGTTCAACCTAGAAAGTAGTTTGTCCGTTCCAATAAAATCTTGAATCAAAGTGCTTTCTGATTCTCCCAAATTTTGTAATTTACGAAGCTCTTGATAATCTTTCGACACAGCTTTTAAATTGGCATAATAATTTTTATCATGATTTTCTCTGTTTCCTAAAAATATATTAGTATTTGCCAGTTGTTGGTCAATTGTTGTAACTACCGATAAAGAGAGATTTGAGGTGTAAACTGTGTTTGAGTAAGCTCCATCTGTATTTTGGGTTACTACTATACTATTATTAATTATATTATAGTAAGTTGAAATTATACTTGAGTTTGCATTTATCTGTGGGCCAACAAAAAGACTGGTAAAACTACCTAAAATTGGTGCGGTGTTAACGATTCCGTCTGTTTGATTAACAAGGTACATTACTGATTTGCCATAACCAATTGCTGAATCTTTATATGGTGAGGTGTAAATAGCTGAGGTATTTGCACTCACATCATCATCATAATTTCTTACTCCTGAGAGTCTATCAGTATGTAATTTGTAAGACTGACAAGTATTAGCTAAAATAGTATTTGCAATATTGGCAAATAAAGTAGTGATTGTTCCTGTTGATCCTTGTAATCCATTAGCTGTAGTAACAAGTGAAACAATTAAATTTGCAGAATTACTAATACTTTGCACAGCTGTAGCTACAGGATTTTTATAATAACCACTTGTATTACTAGTTGCTAAATCTTTTCCAGACGAAGAAGTAAGTAAAGCAGGAATTGCATTTAGTTGTGCTTTTGTTTCGTCTGAAAAAACTTTTATAGTTTCATTTGGATCATCAAAGTTATATCCAAGTCTTGCAAAAAGTCCTGCTGAATTTGCTATTGTTGTCATATTATTTCTCCATTATAAATTAAATCATTGGCAATGTTGGTAATCCTGTAATACCTCTTGGTGCAGGATGTTGATGAGCATTATACATTGTGGTATTAACTACATCCGTCATCAAAATAGATTTCATTATTATAAAGTTTCCAAGAGGTGCGGTTACCGATACTAAAGAATCAATTGGTCCAACCGTAGTAATAGAGCCAGGTAATGCAACCGGAGAAGCTGAAGTTGGTCTGCCAAGAGAAAGTCCTCCAAGAGCCGATGTAAATCCAAATGGCCCAGCTGTAACACCCATACCTCCAGTTACTCGTGTTGTTGCAACAAGCGAATCACAAGTAGCTGGTCCATATACATTTAAATCTGAACTTATATCAACCGATGTTGCAGCACCAAGTCTTACAGAACCGCCAGTATTTTCATTTGCAGAAATTGATACATCATCATCACCCGATATAGAAATATCTTTAACTGCTCTAACATTATATTGGCCTTTAACAGCAAGATTATAATCACCAGTAACAGATTGATTAAAATTACCTAAAACTTCCATATTACAATCACCACGCACAGTAATATTACAAATACCCTTTATTAAAACATTTTTATTTTTGGCTACAATTTCATACCCATCACCAAATATTTTTACAACTTGGTCACCATTGGGGTGCATTTCAATAAAGTTTTTTGATTTACCATGTTGAATACGAACTCTTTCACGAGTGGGTGTATCATCCATTTCAAATGAATGTCCGCCTTCAGTTTGTTGAGTATTATTATATGGATATTCCGGTTTAGTTTCATCGTTGGCAACTGATTCTGGTTCAATCCAGGTGCTTTCAATTGGAGGTCTATCATATGTTGCCATAATTATGGTCCCTCTGCTTCAGTAATATTTGATACATTATTAAGACTATTTTCAGAAACAAGTGTAGCATTAGCCGATGATTCTTGAACTTCAACAAGAATGGTTTCTATGTATTCTGGATTTAAATCACCATCATCTGTGGTTGAAACAGAGGTTAAATTTGTAGCTGCAGCTAATATTGTTACAGTATCTTTAACAGCTGTTTCCACTTCTTGAGTAAGTTTGTTTATATCACCATTCAAATTACTAGCAACTTCTCTTAATTCGGCGAAAGACCCTTCTTCTGGTGTTCCTGGTGGTTCAGTAATCAAATCGCTAGTTGGATTCTGTGCGGCAAAGTCAGCTGCTTCTTCAGCTGTAGCTTCATTCCAAGCGTCAGAAAAAATACTTGCAATTGTTTTATAAAGTCTTGTTAAACAATCCTTTAACATGGCAAATATTTTTGCTGGTAAACTTAAAATCCATTGAATAAGTTTTTTTATTTTTACAACAACATCAAGAACATATTTTTGAAAATCAAGAACAGGTTGAATATATTCTTTTTGAACATATCTAACAAAAGCAGCTGCAGCTTTTAATTTTTCAATAACAGTAAAAATAACTCCAGATGGTTCTCCAAAACCTAATGCAAGTTTGGCAGCACGAATTCCATCTCTAATAAACCTAGAAATGGCTTTAATATATTTTTTTAACCCAATATTTTTTTGAATATCTAAAGAAAAATCACAGACATGGGATATTTGAGAATTTAAATTGTCAACAATTGTGCCTTCAACAATGCCTACACCTAAAGCCGGTGGGTTTGACGGCAAATTCTTTTTCTTATCATTAGTGTCGGCAGAAGTTAAAGAATCTATCTTTGCAACATTGGGGCTTGGTATAGCTTCCGTAGCCATTATGATGTTCCTTTTTTAATCATTTTCATTGCATTATTAATTATTTCACGATAACAAACATCTTGGTCTGCATGACAAGCATCAAGCACAATATCATCATGGCAATGACAGTTTGTTTTTTCCATTTGTTCAGCAAACTCTTTTTCAGTTAATACTCCAGCAAAATATTTTTCTTCCAATATTTTTACTTTTGCAGCCAACTTATGTAGTTCCATTAATTTACTCATTTTATTCCTGGTAAAACTCCCATCATTACTGGTTGTTGTGCATTTTCACCATCTAAAAAGAAACCAACAATCCAATCTCCAATTCTTGGAGCAGAAAAATTTTTAGAATTATTAATTGGTTGCATTGGGTGAGCCCAAGGTAAATCTTTTGTAGGAACCAAAGTCTTTTTTTCAGAGTGCCATCCAAATATTCTTACACGGCACCGGCCAATCGCTAAAGGATCAAGTCGATCCTCAACAACACCAACCCACCATATAAAACCATTTTTACCAGCAAAATCAGTATTTTCCACTAATATATTCCTGCTTCAGATTGTTTTAATAAATTGCCAGCTAAAACAAATTCATTGTTTGTAGAATCAGATGATATTTCGCAAATCGTTTCGTGTCTATCCGGTTTAATCATGTGTCTTGTTCCAACTATCAAATAGTTTCCAGATATAGATTTATCTATGTTGTCACCGTCATTTAAAGAAAAAGCATGAGCATTTAAGTTTAAAACAAAACCAGAGCTAATTGCAAAATTACCAGGTAATGTTATATTCATTCTTCTTTGTAAAAGGTTATTTAAAAGTGCTTTTCTTTGAGGAATATATGTATGGGTGTCATCAATAATGGTTGCAGATTTATTATCATTTTTTTTAACATATGATGTGTCAAATCTACTTGTTTGATATGGATATAAAACAACTTTAGAATCATACATTTGTGAAGCATTTTTATTTTCTCGGTTCAATCCTGCCGAAGCCATTGGAAACTGATTTAAACTCTTACCTTTTTTGAAAGTGTTATTAATGTCTAAGCGAGTTATTTCAACATTTCTTGTAAGCACATCAAATCCAATAAATTTATTGGCAAAAAAACCGTTTCTTATATTTTCTAAAAAATCAAAAGCTACCGTAAAATTAAAATCACGAATGCCTAAAAATTCACTAGCAACTGAATCATTTAAATTTTTAACATTAAAATTAATTTTTAAAATTGGCCCACTAGAAATTAAAGTTGATAAAGAAACAAAATTAAAACCAACTTTATTTTCAAAAAATAAAAAATTAGCTTTATCATTAACATTAACAGCTCTTTTAGATAACCATTGGACTGTTTCAAATGGTGTTAAAAGAGGAACAATAGAACTATGAATTCCTTTTGGTTTTTCTATAATGCCAATTTTTTTATTTGGAACTTTTAAATAATTTTTTAATACCGATACCACTATTTTATCATATGTTCCAGAATAGTATTGGTTAATTTTTTGTTGCTCAGAGTAAATTAATTCTTCTGAAACAAAATGTAAAACATATATTTCAGTATTTTGATTTACATTTGTCCTGTTTGTTTGTTTGTATATTCTAAAACTTTTTAAAATAGTGGTTACATCAATTTCATTAGATTTACTTATATTTACAGTTAGATATTCTGAACCATCAAATAATAATCTTTTAGATAAACCAACTGAATCTTTGAGAGCTATATTTCCAGACATACAAGGCATCAATACACTATCAAAAATATTTAACTCAACAAATAAAGTTGATATATCAAATTTACCAAACTTTGATATAATTGATATGTCTTTTATTTTAAATTGTGTTGGTTCTTTTATTTGAAATGACATTATTTAAAAACATTCCTTAATTCTTCTTCAATAGAGGACACAAATTCTGGCTTTAACAATTTAATGGTTCTCTTAGATTCATTTTCTTCAATCTCATAATCATAATATGATTTGGTTTCTTTAGTTGTGGTAATTGTAATTGGATTACCATCATCCAAAGTTAAATTTGTTGTTGTTGCTGCCACATTAGCATATGTATTTGCATCAATTTGTAATTTTGATTGCAGTTCAGCTTCAGTTGAATTTGAGGTGCGTGTTTCTACTTTATAATATGAATGTATATTTGATTGAGCCCAAGCTATTCCAGATTGGCCTAAATTGGCATTTGCAGTATATTTTTCATCAATAAAAGAAATGATTGTTCTTTGGTCGAGCGGCCAATCAAATTGTGGATCCACAATGTTGTTTATCATTAAAACTGCCCAATGACGTTCAGGAGAATCATAAAATTTAGAAGCAATAATTTCTGGAGTATCACTATCTTGAATATCATATTCATAATAAACGGCAGAATTATCTTTAAAAGATTGCTCAAATCCAAAACGAGATGTTATATTTGTAACAGTTTCAACATCTAAAGAATTTAAAGTATAAACTGTTTTTGGAAAGTAATTAAAATATTTTGCCATTAGGACATTCCCTCACCTCTTTCATTCACTTGATTGTATCCAACGTCCCTTATATTTTCCGTTGTCTGTTTAGATAATCTATCCGTTCTAATGCTAGATTTTGTCATAATCTCTGTTTCTTTAAATTGTAATGATAACCGAATTGAAACTGGCATACCTGTTCCACCAACAGAAGCATTTTCATTAGGAATTTCGTAAGAAGAAAATCCTCCTGGTGCATAATCAACATCCATAGAAGTTAAAACACAAGTAGATATTTTTGGTATATTTGGATTAACTCGGCCATTATAATAAAAACTAATGTCAAATTCTGATGGAGGAACTAAAAAGAATCCATTTGTTCCGCCTTGTGCAACTTCTGGTGCTTGGTGAAATCTTAATCTTTGAATAATATCTTGAACTTCTTTGGCTTCTTTTTCATCTCTTGGATAAAATTGAAAGTCAAAACGAAATGTTCTTAAAGATGGAGAAGAATATATTAATTCAAGCATTGGATTTTGAACCACTCCAAATACTTGAGAAAAAGCAACTTGAAAAATGCCTCCAGCTTGTTTAGCTAAACCACTTAAAATAAACGGAGAAACTTGACCAACAACTTCTTTAGCAATTGCTCCAGCATTTTGTCCTTGTAAAATACTATCAATGGCACTTTTGCCAGCTGAAAGAACTCCAGCAGCTAAAGTTCCACCTGGTCTAAGTTCCTCAAAAGTTTGAGCTTCAGTAAAAGCTAAAGTGTCTGGCATATACAGAGCAACAGTATCCGTTATTCTTTTTTCAGCTCTTATGCTTCCAGTTTGTAATCTTTGAGTAGTTTGTTTAGCTAAATCAACAAACGCATTTACTCCTTCTCTTAATACATCTGCTCCTGCTTTGATATATTTATCAGCTGCAGAAGCATTATCAAGGACTTGCTTAACTGTTCCACCAACCTTAGAAGCTAATGGAGTATTACCAACAAAATTACCAGCTTGATTAAGGGCATTACCTAAATTAGCCAATTGGTTATTGGTTCCCGCTGCAAACGAACCATTGTTTATATTATTTCTAATCGCTTGCGGAGTATCACCTGTGCCTTCACCAGAAAAACTTGTTAATCTTTGTTCATTTATATTAATAACCATGTAGTGTGCTTTGTCACTACTACCTAAATCACTAGGATAGCGATAGGTGTTTCTTGCATATTTTTTATCTTCAGTTAACAGAGGTGCAAGCGGGCCACTTCCTGAACCTGGAGCCTTAAAACTAATGTTGGTGAGATTGAAAAGTGCCATTTAGTATCCTATGGAGATTTACTACATATTTATATGACATTCGGCAAAACTTACAAAGGATGGTTCAATCCAAGGCATCCTACCAAATATAAAGGTGATGCGGATAACATCATCTATCGGTCAACATGGGAACGCAGGGTAATGAAATGGCTCGATGAACATCCGAATGTTCTCTGGTGGTCGTCAGAAGAATTGGCAGTACCATACAAGTCTCCAATCGACAATAAAATGCACCGCTACTTTCCAGATTTTATCGCCAAGATGAGGTTGAAAGACGGCAAGGTAATGACTTATATTATTGAGGTAAAGCCCATGGCACAGACAAAGATGCCCATTCAGAAAAGGAAAACCAAAAGGTTTCTACAAGAGATGGCAACCTATGCGGTTAATCAGGAGAAATGGAGAGCTGCGGATATATTCTGTCAGGAACATGGGTGGAAGTTCCTCGTGGTAACGGAACAGGAACTTGGATTACTATAACCTTATCTTTAAAACGGAACACCGATACTTATAAGGTTTTGCTGCTAAAAAGAAGGTAATAATGGACTTTATTTTTGAGTATAAATAGAGTATGGCTTATTTACTAGACA